ATGAAGACGCTCAACTTTCAGCCAAAACCACCTATCGCACTCGTCGTGATACTATTCTTGTTCTCGATACTATTCGTAAAACTGATATTGTCTATTTAATCAATTCCTGCGACAGCGTTATTGTTTCCGATTCGCTTGTAATCGACAATTTACAGGAACAAATAAACATCAAGGACGAAAAGACGAACAACTTGCAAGAAGTCGTTGGTGCTTATGAACAAAAGACGGTGTTGTTGAGCGAAGAAATTAACACTTTAGATGCTGATAAAAAGAAATTGGAGAAACAAAAAAAGCGCAGAAACCACGCTTTAGTGTTTACTTCAAGTGTCGCTATTTTGTCGACTTTTGTTCTGTCAATTTTACTTTAGATTCGTCGACATAAAACTTCATTGAGAACTGGATAGCTTCGCTTAGGAAAGTGTTGCGACTATTCTCACCTCGTTTCTCGTCTATTTCGTTCCACAGGTCTTTGTGCAAGTAAACACATATTCCTTTCTTAGTTTTGCTCTGCGCCATCTTCTTTGTTTTTAGTCATCATTGTTCCAATCATTAACGCTAAGTAGATTTTCTCTTTCGCGTTTAAGTCTTTGCGTTGTGAAAGCTCCAGAAGGATGTCTCCAAGAATCTTTCCCTGTTGGAAGTAGGTTGCTATTGAATTAACGATTTCGCGCTCACGATCGTAAGTCATTTTAAGCGTTTCGTAAAGTGGTGTTTGTTTCATTGTGCTAATATAATTAAGTTATGCTAACCGACAACATATTGTCCATAACTTGGATTGAGTTCGAAGTACATTCGCATCATGATAGCATCGGCAACGTCAGGACTGATTCCTTCGCGGTTCTTGATAACGTCTTTGGGTGTGACTTGAAGTTTACCGTCCACGTCTGCGCGGTGTCTTTTAATCATTTCTAATTCACGCACGATTTGTTCTTTCCGCGTACTGGATAGAATAGTTACCTTGTTTTCTTCAACGTACTGAGCAAGTTTGTAGTAGCATTCGCTCTTTAAGTTTTGGTATTGTGGGTGCTTTGGTTTAGATCCGTTGACAAACCCGCGACATTTCAAGAAGTCAACGACACCACCACCAACTCCGTCTTCGTCGCAGACTACGTCTTGCAATAAAATTGAGTGCTGTTGACAGGTTAAACGAACTTTGTTCACCACTTCGTCCAACGCAGCACGATTCATTTCAATTACGTCAATGATAGTTAGTCCTTCCCAAACGCAAATGATTGTCCTGTCCTTCCCGAATCGCGCTATGTCGGCTGTGATGTACTTCTTTCCTTCATTGATTACTTCGTTCCTAAACATTCGAAGTAAATTCTCCGTTTGAAATAACTTGTCGCTGTCGTCGTCGAACTCCCAGTTACCTTCCAAAAGTCTTTTGCGGTCGTATTCAGGAAGTTTCTGTAAGTTCTCCAAATAAGTCTGCGAGATATACGGGTTGTCCGTTGGTAATGCTTGGACAAATGCACGATCGTTTCTTAAATTACCTTTGAGATTAGCGTAGTAGAAGTCATTATACAACCACCCCTTCGCAGGGTTGCAAGTCATCAATCCCTTTGCCCTGTCATTAATCAATTTGTAACGTACACGCGACTGAAGAATATCAATACAACGCTTCGAAACTTCCGCTACCTCGTCAACGAAGTAGTCTGTGATTTCAATCGACCCAAATCTTTGAAAGTCGGGGTCTGAGGGCATATCCGCCAAGTCCATTAATATCGTTTGGCTTCCGTTGTACCACTTAATAACGTGGTCTTGTCCGTTGTATGTATAGTGAACGTTAGGTTTCAATCCGTGAAAGGTACAAAGTTCAAAGAAAGTCTGCATAGTGGATAAGCGCAACTTCTTTAATTCCGCACGACCGATTAAACCCTTTGTTCCTGCATATTTTAGTCTTCGTTTTATTTGCCAATCGCAACCTAAAAATGATTTACCACTGAATACACCGCCACCATAAAGAACTTGCGAAATGGGGTTGTCTATGGAAAGCAATTCCAACGCTTGCTTTTGCTTGTCGTGGTAAATTATTTCGCGTGGTTCATTCATTTATTCTAATCATTGCGTACGAAATTGGAATGAAGGCGACAGTTTTTCTTTTTATTGTGCATCGATGAAACATTTCATTTCCTTCTTGATATCCTTCTACTTTATCACATAAAACCTCATGCGATTCTCCTGTAATTGGATGAATGAATTTAAACTTTCTCATTAAAATAGTGTTAATTGATTTTCAACCACAGGACAAAGTTCGTCTTCAAGTATTTGAATTATACGGTTGTATCGTTGTTCTTCGTTGCGTCTTTTCAATTGATTTATGAGTAACTGAAGACCACCTTCAAACGCTTCGCCTTTTGTTTTATACAAGTCGTTGTCTGGTCGGTGTTGATTAAATGTGTGCGACCAACCTTCGGACATACCATTGAACCGAACTCCATAACCCCACAATTCGCCTTCAACAATAGCCGTTTCAACTTGCGCTTCGTAACCCTTGCTGCATTTGTAGGTTTTTAATATAGGGTTTTCACACGCTCCGTGTTCGTTGTAAATGAACTGGCTCATTGCTTCGACAAGTATAATTTATACAACTCACGCATTCCTTCGAAGCGAATCGATTCCTTCAACAACATTCTTTTGCGGTCGCTCATGCGCTCAACCATTGATTGAACGAGCTGTTTTTCGAAGTAAATGTTCTTCTTCGCGTTTGCTTTGCACAATCGATATTCTTCTTCCGTGAAGGTGTCAGCGTTTATTATCTTGCTTTCTTCGAGCCACCGCATAAGCGACACCGCACGAATCTCGATGACCGTGTACTTTCCTTTCTTGAAGTTGTGTAAGTCTTCTGCGAGCATCCTTCGCCAGCTGTCGTCGTTTACCGCCATTTCTTTCTCTTTTAATTGTTTAGATTCTTCCTCTTTTGATTCCGCGATTTCGCGTTGTATTTGCAGGTTTGCTTTATCGCGGTGTGGTTTGTAGTGCGTCAACACGTCACCAATAAACGACACGCTTAAAGCTCCGAAGTGTTCGCATTTCTTTGACAGTTCGTTTGCTGCGTTAAGTTCAAACGCTAGGTTGAAATGTTCAAACGTAACCCACCGAAAGTGTTTTCCTATGAACTCGTGCAACATTTGAAGTAACTGCGCCTCCGGTAACGCGATACCGTACATCGCGCAAACCTTAGAGCATAGCTTTACGAACGCGGGTAGTTCGTAATCGGCAACGAACGCGCTTTCACGCTCTGCACGATCAACCCTTTGTGTAGTTGTGAGCGTCGTTGTAGATGCGCTGCGCAGCGTCTGAATCGAATTTTCCATTTTTGATTTTAGTGTTTTGGTTTGTAGTTACAAAGGTAGATAAGTCCCACTTACGCACCGCCGCCTTCCAGTCTTTCATTTGATTCCTTCCCACCTTCCAACCGTTCGCTTCGTAGTGTGCGTGGAATTTCTCGGTAAATTTCAATGCGTCGTCGTTGCTTAACTTTTCACAGGCATAGTCGTAGATTTCAACGACGGTAGGTTTGACGAATTGACACTTTTTGTCTTGACAATTTTTGTCTTTTGCGATTAGCGTTGATGCGGTTGGAACAGACAAGCGAATAAGTAAGTCGTTTATCTTTTGTTCCTGTTCCTTCATTTGCGCTTCGAGAATCTCAATTCTCTTTTTTAATTGTAGTATTAACATTGTGTACCTCCGTAAGTTTCGTTGTAGTATTGTTCCATTTTTTCAAAAATGACTTTACCACCTCTCATTTCTGAATGATTACCTTCTTTATAGGCAATTTCAATCTGCTCCTTCTCCATTTGCTTGTACCTTTCTTCTTGTTCAAGTAGCCAATCAACAAGCATTGAATCGCTCCAAAATTTAGTGTCCTTTCTGGCAGCCTTAATTTGTGCAAAGATTTGATTAACCGCAGTTTGTTTACTCATTGTTACCTCCTTTGATTTTATCTCTCATCCATTTAGCACCTTCAGTGAAACTGAGATAATCAACCGCTAATATTTTTTCAGCAAGTTCATATATCTCCTCATCAGTTGGTAGTTCTTTAGATAATTTATTAAAATCGTATTTTTTCTTTTCTTTTTCCATAGTTAATTAGTTTTTAGATTAATTCAATTAGCCAAGACACTCCATAAGCTATTCCCCAAATTGTGAGTATAACAAATACTATCTGTCCTAATGCTTCTACATTCATTCCTTTTCTTCTGTCCATAGTTATTTAGTTTTTTAGTTATTACAACATTTACATTTACCTCTACCTGCATGACCTTTCATCTTCTCTTTAGGCATCCATACCCCAATGTAGATTAGAAAGAATATGGGTATGCAAATTAGCATACATAATACAACACTACCTATTGTTTCCATCATTTTATTTTTTAGTTAGTCCCAACCTTCCCCTTTCGCGTCGTCGTCTGCGTCGTCCCATTCCTGACAATCAAAGCATTTTTTTATTTCTCCGTCGTCGTCGATTAACTCGTAAGCTTCTTCGTATGTTTTAAGTTTTTGATCTTGAAGAACGGCGTTCACGCGTTCGTCAAGTTCTGCGCTTTCG